CGAAGCCGGGGGTGTAGCTGCCAGCCGAAGCAAACACAGTCTGCGAGGCCGTGGCGGTCAGGTCAGTTGAACTCAGGAACGCAGTGTTGCCCGGTGAGGACGAGCCAATCACTGGCAGGCCCAGATACAGCACGGCAATGTTGCTTGTCCCTGAAGGTGGGGCTGGGCTGAACGTCAGGGTTGTTCCAACAACGGAGTACAGGTTGGGGTTCTGCACCACGCCACTGATGGCGACCATGATGGAGGTTGTGCTTGCTGGAGCGTATGTCAGCGTGAAAGCAGTGGTAGTCCCGTCACCAGAAAACTGGTCAAACGGAAACGCTGCTGTGGTTGGCTCTGCGCCGATGTAGCTCATGCTGCCTCCAGTGCGGTGATGCGGGTTGTCAGGGCTGTAAGCTCAGCTTGCTGGGCAACTATAAGGGCTTGTTGCTCTTTAATCGCTGCAACTAAAAGGGGAATCACTTCGGTATAAGACACACCCAAATACTCTGTTCCATCTATCTCGCTTTTACCAATTGCTTCTGGCAAGACTTGCTGCACATCTTGGGCAATTAAGAAGGGCCTTGGTGTCTTGTTTTTATCAGCAATAAAATTACCAATGACTGAGCGCAGGGCTGATACCTTGCTAATTGCATCTGCAATCGGCACAAGGTTTTCTTTTAAGCGTTCATCAGAGTTTGATACCCATGATGTGCCTGCGTTTGCTAAGTAAACACCATTAGTCCCGACAGATGTGCTTCCACTACCCACATAAAAGTTACTGTCTGTACTGGATTTAAATCCTAAAGTTGCCTCAACTTGTGTGTCCTTGAACATGTACAAAGACAGCGCTGTATTTGCGGCGCTTCTCAATTCAAGTTTGGCTTGCGTTGTTCTTGCCGATGTAGCTCCTACCAGAACAATGCCGCTGGAGTCGATACGAGCGCGTTCTGCGCCGTTAGTCTGAAAAGTCATTGCAGCGTTAGACTGCTGAATTAACTCAACATTTCCACTATTACCAATTTTGTTGATGTAGAAATAATCACCCCCACCAAAGTTTGCACCATCCGCATCTAACCAAACTTGGGCAAGGCGACTTCCAGCCGTTGCGCTTGAGGTGGCATTAAAGCCGCCACCCGCATTATTTGCAGCGGTTGCATCGCCCGTCCGAAATAATCCTATGCCTAGACCGCCAGTTCCTGCTACAGCCTCAAATTTTACTGTTGGTGTAGTCGTACCAACTCCCACAAAACCCGCCGAGTCAATCCGCATAGCCTCCGCACCACCTTCAGCAAAAGCTATGGTGTCAGCCGCAGGGAAGAAGATGCCGGTGTTGGTGTCGCCGGTAGTCGTGATGGCTGGGGCCGCTGCTGAACCCGCCGGTACGGTCAAAGGAGCGGTCAGGCTGTCGCTGTCTATTTTACTGAGTGGCATTGTTGTTCTCCAGTGCGGTGATGCGGGTTGTCAGGGCTGTGATGAGGGCTTGTTGCTCTTTGATGGCGGCGACCAAAAGCGGGATGGTGTCGGTGTACGAGACTCCAAGGTACTGCTCTTCGCTTTTCTTGTCTGCAACGCTGACGGCTTCTGGCAAGACTGCTTGCACATCTTGGGCAATCAGGAACGGATGCCGTTTTTCCTCGGGTTCGTAGTTGTAGCGACCAATTACTGTACGCAGTTGGCAAACTTTGGTGATGGCATCCGTAATAGGCTCAATGATTGTTTTTAGACGCTCATCTGAAGCCGATGTCCATGAAGTACCACGGTCATTGAGGTACACGCCCCCTGTCAAAGCAGTGGTAAGCGAACTTGCCCCTTGAATATAAAAGTCGTTGCCGTTATCAGAGCAAAAGAAGCCGTAACCTCTTGTGCCATCTATCATTGTGATGCCGCCGCCAAAAGAACCCGTTGTTGTCAAAGCGGCAGTAGTGTCCCAGCCAGCCCCCGTATCAAAACTACCGTTAGAAGTTATTTTTCCGTATGCAGTTGTAGTCCCCACCAGCAAGTTACCGCTGGAGTCGATACGCATACGCTCTGTGCCGTCATTGGTAAATGTAATATTGCTGGCAATACTATTGGCGGTATCCGCTTCAATATTTAGAGAATCACTAGACCAAGAAATCTTGTGGACTGCATCCGTAGGATTAGCACTTCTGCCGTATCCCATAGTAATTGCATTGAAATTTCCTGTTATTCCGGGTCGAATATCAAGTCCAGATTCTGGAGACGATTTACCAATTCCAAAATATCCACTGCTGTTAACAAACACTCTCCCTGAACCACCAGTGCTGACAGCTACTGCGTCAGCCGCAGGGAAGAAGATGCCGGTGTTGGTGTCGCCTGTGGTGGTGATGGCTGGTAATGCCGCTGAACCCGCCGCAAAGGTTGTAACGCCCGTTACAGCTAGGGTCGTTGCAGCCAGCGTTGTAGCCGTCAGGTTCGTAGCCGTCACCGTGTTAAACGTAGCCGAAGTGCCAGACGGAATAGCCAAGCTCAGGTTGGTCGTGCTCAAGTACCTCACATACACATTGCTCGTACCCGATGATGGCGCTGCTGAGAATGTCAGGGTTGTGCCCGACACAGAATAGCCACTGGGAATCTGTTCGACATTGTTGACGATCACCTCGATGTCATTGACCGAGTTGACTGCCCTGCTCAGGGTGAAGTTGACAGTTGTCCCATCCCCGTTGAAGTAGTCCGTCCCAGCAATGAAGCTCTGGGTTGTCGGTGTGGAGCCTATATAAGACATTAAGCAATCTCCAGCAGTGAGCAGACTGCATCAGCAGACGTAGCCGCCGAAGTCACAACCAGCAAGACATCAGCCGCCTCAAGCACCACCTTCTGGTCGCCACCTACTATGACCAGCGAACCCCCTACAGGAACCACGCCCGACTTAATCAGGTAGTAGTTAACCGCGCTGGAGGTGATGTACGCATCACAGGTGATGGGAGACGCCGAAGTGTTGGCTATCGAGAACCCGATGATGGTGGTCTGCGTAGCCGATGGGCATGTGTAGACCGTAGCAGCAGATGTGCCCACGTTCTTGCTCAGGAAGTTTTTAAAAGTATTAGCCATAATTTATCCTATTTTATCCTAACGCAATTGCCAAAGCAACAGCGGTTCCAGCGGGGTCCACTTGCAAACTAATCTGAGCATTAGCCACTGTTGAAGCGTTAGTGCCACCATTAGCAATAGCCACTATACCAGTTACATTAGCAGCCGTCCCTGTAGTGTTCTGATTCCATGTTGGAACAGTTCCAGTTAAACCGCTATAATCAACATTGGTTGCTGTAGCAGCAGTACCTGTAGTGTTCTGATTAAATGTAGGAAATGTAAAAGTGCCGGTGCTAAAGTTTCCAGATGTTGGAGTTCCAAGCGCTGGAGTAATTAGCGTAGGGCTAGTAGACATAACCACATCACCAGTACCAGTTATACCATTACTTACAAGGGCTTTTGTACCATCTGTAAACACTGCCCTAGATGCAGTTAACGATGATAGCACAGGAGCGCTACTAAGTGTTTTTACACCAGCAACAGTTTGATTATTAACAACGTCTACGAAGTTAGCAGCTGTTAAAGTTGCCTGTGTCCAAGCACTGCCTGTCCACAAATACAATTCATTGCTTGTGCTATTCCAATATAACGCACCAACCAGCAAAGTGTTGCCATCATTATCTACCGATGGAGCAGAAGCTTTTGGTCCAAGATAACGATCATCAAAGCTGTCGTAGCTGGCAGCAGCAGAAGTGGCGCTAGCAGAAGCATTGCTAGCAGAAGTAGAGGCATTGCTAGCTGAAGTGGCAGCGTTACTGGCAGAGGTGGCAGCGGCAGCGGCAGAAGCAGCAGCAGATGTTGTCGAGCCAAACAACACATCAATGTAGTTCTTTGTAGCAGCATCTTGTGCCAGCGTTGGGTCACCCATTCCAGTGATCTTGCTGGTACCCATTGCAATAGCACCAGACATTGTGCCGCCAGACAGTGACAACTTCAGCGCATCGGCAGTGTCAACATATACTTTAGTGGCAGCGTCTTGATTTGCTGAAGGATCACCCATACCAGTGATCTTGCTGGTACCCATAGCAATTGCACCCGACATTGTGCCACCAGCTAAGTTGAGTTTTAACGCATCAGCGGTGTCAACATATGTCTTAGTGGCTGCGTCTTGCGCCAGCGTTGGATCACCCATACCAGTGATCTTGTTAGTCCCCATAGCAATGGCACCAGACATAGTGCCGCCAGCAAGTGCCAGCTTAGCGGCAATAGAATTGGTTACAGTAGTGGAAAAGCTAGCGTCATCACCAAGAGCAGCAGCAAGTTCATCTAGTGTGTCTAACGCTCCGGGAGCAGCAGCTACTAAGTTGCTGATAGAAGTATCTACATATGTTTTAGTCGCAGCGTCTTGTGCAAGTGTCGGATCACCTAGTCCAGTGATCTTGCTTGTACCCATTGCAATGACACCAGACATGGTGCCACCACTAAGGTTTAGTTTTAATGCGTCAGCAGTGTCAACATATCCCTTGGTAGCAGCATCTCCGGTATTGGTGGGTGATGTAAGATTGGTAATGGTGGCAGCAGTGCCAGCATCCATATTCAAACCACCGTTGATGGTGACATCGTTAAATGTAGAAGTGCCGCTAGAAGCTGTTACATTACCAGTAAGATTACCAGTGACATTGCCGACAACAGCACCAGTGTGCGTACCGGCTGTATTACCAGTGACAGCACCAGTAAGACCACCAACAAAACCTGTACTGGCTGTAATAGTTGTACCAGTAATTGCTTGAGCAGAAGAGCCACCAATCACTGCACCATCAATCGTACCAGCATTGATATCAGCAGACGCAATAACTGCTGCTGTGTTGACTGTCAAGTTAGTAACTGTAGCAGCAACAGGTGTTGTAGCTCCGATAACAGTGTTGTCAATAGTACCTGCATTGATGTCAGCAGTGTCAGCAACAAGACTATCAATGTTTGCTGTGCCATCAATGTACAGGTCTTTAAACTCAAGAGCAGCAGTGCCAAGATCAATATCGTTATCTGTGACAGGAACAATGGCACCGTCTTGAACGCGCACTTGCTCAACAGCAGCAGCGGCAACTTCAACAAATACACCAACACGATTGTTGGCAGTGTCTACAGCAACTTTGTTAAGAGCGTCAGAGTCTGCAATCAGGGTGACATAGTTACCCTCAGTGGCGCTGCCATCATGGCGGTGACCACTAGCAAGCAGGAAGGCATCACGCAACGCATTGAGTTCGTTATTGATTGGTGCTGCTCGTACAACGGCTGTTGGCACGATGTCGGCAGCAGATTGTCTTTGATATCCAGCCAAGATTATCTCCTGTCGTTAAATGAAAAGTTCAAGACCATACCTTGAATGTTATGACTGGCATTTGTATCAAACGTAACATACTTAAATGAAACAGAGAAACCAGAACCTGAAATGTTTGTCTTCACCACTGGTGAAGGGTTGCCATCGTATATAACACCACTATCGTACACAGCAGTATTATAATACGCTGCTGCACCAGCCGTTGTTATAGCATAGTTTGAGGGATTAAAAACATTAACGCTGTCTTCAAAGTCATAAGATACAGAAAAAACAATGTTAGTACTTCCTTCACTACGCAAGAATGTAGTTATATTGTAGAAGTTCTTGCGGATAGTGGGGTCTTCAAAGTAGAAATATGGAGTTTGATAGATGCTAAGAATTTCACGAGTATCAAAGTTGCTGCCAGTTTCTTGCTTATAAACCTTGCCATTAGATGCGCCATGAATAATAATTTCATTAAAACCAATGTAGCCACTGGTAGCGCATGACACCACCATGTCAAACAACAAGCTATATTCAAAGCCAGAGCCACGATCTGTTTTACGAATGCCACCAAGAAATCCAAACAAGCCTTCAGTTGGTAACATAAACCGAAACTGACTCTTCTTATTTAGCACGATCATGCTAACTGTCTCAGTGTCGATGCTACCTGCAACTAGTTCATCTACAATCGAAACAACAGTACTTTGTACCTGTTTAGAAATAGTCTCAAGTTCAATGTCACCAATACGAGCAGTGCCAGAGATTGGTCTAAATCCGTCATGGCTAAGAAATATTAAGTTACCAGCAATCTCAACAACACTATCAGAAGCAACACAACCAAGGTTGCTAGTAACTTCTTCAATCTTAAAGTCTGCAATACTTGTTCCAGAAAGACGATTGATTGCATTCTTACCGAAGATGTACAGCGAATCACGAAAGCTTTTAATTTGTACAATTGGAAAACCAACATTAATAACACCAGCACCATTGGCTGGAGTAAAGTCTGTCTCAGCCAGCGGTGCAGAGAAATATAAGTTGTAAGGGTCAGTTGTATCACCAGCTAGAAATAAATGATTAGCAAAATGCGTTACAAACTTAGGCTTTGCCGGTGCTGGTGAAGCAAGCTGTGTATAGGTTGTACCATCATAGACAGCAGCACGATTGATACCATCTGCCAGCACCATCTTATCGGTACCCCAAGACAGGTTCTCAAAACGAACCTTCTTGACACCAACCATTGTTGGACTACCAGCAAGGGTAATGGCGACCCATGCAGACGTAGAAGTATTCCAGCGATAGAAATAATCAGTCGATGGAGATGTGGGCTTACGGCAAGCAAATATCCCATTGTTAAGATTCTCAGAGATGTTTACACCAAGTACAGAACCTTCGCCGGGAACTGTGCCATATGTATTTGTATAGCCACTAATGCGGCGATATCCACCAGTAATAGATGGCTCATAATTAACAAGCTGAAGACCGCTGCCGGGATACAACTCTCCCTGCGCTAACATGTCCTTGTTGGTATCTAAGCCACCTTGACAGCTTACTTTATATGCCTGAATCTTATCAGCCATTCATCACCCTAGTGGAAAGAGTTGGCCTAGTCAGCATAGCAGATCGCACCGATAGCGGCTCATCCATGAGCAGCCTTCGCATTGTCTTAACGCCTTGTTCAAACTTATCTTTGTGAATAGAAGCGCTTTGCTCATTACTGCGAAACAGCATCATGAACATCATAGCGCCATCAATAATTACATTGTTGAAACGCTCTGGAATAATACATACATCAGAGAACAAAGAAAGAGAAGTTGGAAAGCTCCAGTATTTGTACTCAATAATATATGCTAAGTTTGGAGGTGGAGATACAATAAACTTATTCTCTTTAGTCTGGCTAACTATTCTAGGTGGTCCATATCCACCAGTGCCAGAAGATTCGTCTTTACCACGATATTCTTCAATGTATTGTGTATATGAAATAACTTCTAGATTGCCGGGTTCATTACTATTATTTAGCTGCTTAAGATAGAAGGTTTGCCAATCAACACTGTTCAAGGTTGCTGGAAAAGAATATGTTGCCTCACCAACAGTGAGGGTTTGTGGATATGTAACTAGTGTGAACGGCCATTCCTGTGCGGAATGCAACAGTTCCCTTACGGATGAATTGATAGAGTCTTTAGCAAGAGCTTGGACATTACGGGAAGCGGCAAAGTTTGTAGAGTCAAGCTCTACTTCATTTAAGCGCCGTAGCAATTCATTCGTAAGGGCAAGGTAGGTTGATGACATATTAGCTTTGTTAAAACAGAAAAGAAGAGGGCCAAAGCCCTCTTCCTAGTTACTAGCTATTAAGCCAGTTGGTCGCGGTCAACTTCATCGGTTGCAGGACGGCCATCAACATTCATCAACACAGCCCACACACGAGCAACACCAGAAGTAGGTGCAGTGGTAGCAGTGGCGATCAACAAGTCAATAGTGTCAGCAGTAGCGCCAATCACGACAGGCTGGAAAGCAGCAGCGTTCTGTGCATAATCACCAGCGGCAGCAGCGTCAGCATCAAAACCATCAACGAATACATCAGCGTCAACACCAGTGAT